ATGACCTAACATCCCTTTGAATATTCCATGTCATCCAAATAGGATTTTTGCCTACAAAGATTTCCTTAAGCGGCGCAGTAAAAAGTTCAAGGCCTCTTATGAATAGTCCCGCTTCAAACGGGTCTGTCTTAAATGTCTCAGCTATGCTTTTAGGTACATAATATCCTATGAGCTTACCATTATGAGGGTATACTATTAAGCCGAGGTCGGGGTCTTTAGGTGGTTGTATCTCATGGGTTTTACCGTTCCATCTCGTATCCGGCTTAGTTACTTGTTCAGGTGTATATTCTTTAAAGAAATTCATAGTCTTAACTTTTATCATCTTCACGTTAGCTGCACGAAGCAAAGCCGCATCTTTCATAAGTGTTGCAGTAAAAGGATTTGTAATTTCCTTTAGAGTTCCTATCTGTTTATATATATGTCCCGATAAATTCCTGCCATACCGCTTATCTATATATTCCTGAACGTCAAAAGTTACATAGTTTTTAGGGTCGGATATTTTTTTCATTAATTCAGCATCGTATAATTCTGACTTTTCCAAAACAGGGATAACGTGCTTTGCCCGGATCTCTTCAAACTTCCGAGCGTATGCTTCTACCTTATTATATTTTTCTTCTCCCCATTTACCCTTAAGATATTTTAGCTGGTCAGAAGCAGTCTTACCTATCAATCCTAGCGGGTTCGCAAGCTTAGACCTCTCCGTACTGGAACGGTTAAGAAATTGGTACTTACCTATATCTAAAATAGATATACCATCAGCTTTTGCAGGTTCTATGATTTCATTATTGTGCGCTCTCAATACCCCGAAATACTCAGAGGATACATATGGCAATTCTTCTATCCAATAAATAGGGTTATCTTTTGGTAAAACTTTTTTGCCAGCTTTTATCTGCTGCTTTACCTCTCTGATTACAGAGGCATTTTTATCTATAAATTCTTTCTTAAGGGCTATAGATATCTCCATAGGGGGCTGTTCAGCAGCCTTACGATATTTTTCCTCGCCCCTGACCATCATCTCATCAATATCAATATCTCTCTTTTCATGCACATTCCCTTTCTTAGTCAATTCCTGCATTGCCTCATAAGAAGCCTTAAACTGTGGTTTCCTTTCAATATAATTAAAGAAAGCCTTATTAAAAGTAGGCGCAAGTTGCTTAAGTAATGCCGGGTCATTTATTAGAACACTTACGGCATCTGCGTAAAGTTCATTATTAGAATAACGATATTTAGTATAGTTCCTATCTTGCATATCATTAAACGGCTTCCATTCTTGAGTCAAAGTCTTGAGTTCTTTTTTTATCTTATCACGCTCAAGTAAACGGCGGTTTTCAATCTCTTCACGCAACAGCTTTTGATAAAGTTCTTTAATATCAACAGTATTCTCATTATAAGCCCCACGCTTAAAGTCTACCCATTCAGGGATGTTATTTTTCATCGCACCCTTAACTAATTGAACCTTCTCTTTGGTTGTAAGAGAAGCAATGTAATCATAGAGCCTTGGGTCTTTAGTCTTAGCCTCTACGTCACGCCATATAGCAAGTATCTCATCAGGGGAGGCCTCCTGTGCAGAAACAACTTTCTTCTCCCTGTACGCAGCGTCTTGACGCTTCTGTGCCTGTCTACGCAGTTTCGCACGGTCATTCTGCGTAAGTATTTTATGAGGCGCATCAGGGTATTCTTCAAGTAAAGTCTTCATATACTTGTTTAAACTTGCTACATGACCAAGGATATTCCCCCTTTTAAAGGTCTTGGTTGGCAACCAATCGGATAAATGGCCTATCTCATGTGCAAGAGTTTTGGCAGCGACCTCCGGGTCTTTAAAGATATCAGCCTTTAAACCTATCTTCCCTTCCCCCCTACCCTCTCTCCCTTGGAATACGCCTATGGCCTTACCACCACTAGCCCTTAATTTCTCAGCAACATAAGGATACTTACCGTCCATCATATCTTTTGCTATCGTTACTATTTCAGGAAATTCTATAGCGGTGACTCGTTTAACACGTTTAGAGTAGCCACCTGTGTCGGCTTGTGTCACGCCTGTTCCTTTATCCACCTTCTTTCCTAGTTCGGCTTCAACATCCTTAACCCCAAACCTCTCCCTCACCTCTTTGATCTTTGCCTCAACAACTTTAGGCTCAAGACTTTCAACAGGGAAGGTAGACTCAACACCCTTGTCTCTATTGGCTATTGCTTCGGGTGTTTTAGGTTTAGACATCATTTCTTTTTTAATTATATCCAGTTTTTTGCTTACTTCAACAGGGGACATATCTGAATAATTAAAATCAAACTTTGTTCCTTCACTGTCATAACGAGCCGCAGGTATTGCATGGTCGGCAATTCTGATTTTACCAACTTCTTTATCGCCTATATAGATTGACCCTCCTACTGCTTTTGTTACAGGAATATTATTATCTTTCAATTCTTGGACAAAAGACTTAATTATATCTCTATTCTTTCCTAGCAATTCTGCATTGGCCAATTTAGACAATCTACGAGTTTCATCTAACTCTATACCTGCTTGTTTTTTAGCACGTCCCTTGGCTTCACTCCAATTCGTGAATGCCCTCGATTCATTATTACGAGTTTTTTGATAATTCTTCCATATATCATCAGATTTAGTCTTTAGGGCTAACAACCTCTAATTCTACCCTCGCCACTTTAGCAAGTTCGGAGTCGGATATGTCCTCTATTTTGACCGCTTCTTTCTCAACCTTGGGCTTTTCCGCTATCTTCTCAAGTTCTTGGTTAGATATGTCCTCAATTTTGGACGTTTCTTCCTTAACCTTTTCAACAACTTCGGGAGTTACTACCTCAACAGGTGTCTGTGGTTCTGGCGCAAAGTCTGGTGTCGGCGTAAACGGTGGCTGTATATCAGGAGGCGGTGTTTCACTAGATCCCTGACCTTTTACAAACGGATGAGTTATAGTTGCAAGCGCACCTGCTGATAGAGGTGTCATTATAGCTACGTCCTTAAGTCTAGCTCTCGCCTCACCCCAAGTCATATCAGGTGTGATAGTCTTGTTCTCAATACCTATTTGCAATATCTCTGTAAGAAGTTCCTGCATTTCTTCCGCAACAATGAACTTTCCAGCTTTCTTTAAAAAAGTAGCCCCCGGTTTTAGCAGGATAGATACTGGCAATGCCTCTGGTATAGCCTCAGCAAGTGCATAAGCAGTAGACGCCAACTTCGCAGTAGCAATATCAGAACCCTTGGCACGTTGATCTCCATAGGACTGACCTTTTACCTGTAAGCCTATAACTCCTAATGTAGCCGGTGCACCGCCAAAAAGACCTGCGGTTAAAGCCGGTAACATATTAGCGACACTCTGCGCTGCGCCACCTGCGTAATATTTAGCAGAGCCAGGCTCTACCTTTGGCTGTATATCCTGTAGTTCTTGCGTGGCACGCTCATATAAAGACTTACCTAATTCTGCTATTTTAGCCTTACGCTTCTTGTCACTCTCAAAAAATGAGCCAGCTAACTCCATAACCTTTTCAGGAGGTTTAATTATATCAGGTGTCTCACCATATTCTTGTAGTAAGCCACCAGCAGCCTGTTTATAACTTGGGATAACACTTTTTACAGGTGCTCCCAATAGTACCTCTCCATAAGACGCATCAGGTGTTCCACGTGGAACATTAGGTACGCCAAGTTCCTGCCCCTGTGAGATATCTTCACCTGGAACGGACATTATACTCTCTGGTTGAGCATAAGCATCGGCAAACTGCGCCATATCGCCTGATATAGGTGGCTGTGCGCCCCTCTGCGCTACGTTAGGGACTTCCCCTACCATACGCATCAATTCCTCGTCCGAGACGCCTGAGAGGTCATTCTGGCCAACTATGCTCTTAAGCTCATCATCAGAATATCCGGTAAGATCATTTGATTGCCCGGCTATCTTTTGAAGTTCAGCATCTGAATATGTAGAGATACTTGGCATTATTACATCTTACCCCTTCTCTTAAGTTCTTCTATTGCCTGTTCTCTTGTTATACCGCCGGATACTGCCGGACTCTGCGACACCCTACCGCCCATATCTTGGTTTAATGATTTACCTTTAAAAGGCGTATCGGCTGGAAGGAAAGTTCTTACATACTTCATCTCATCTCTAAGAGCCTGTATCGCTGTATCTTTTGACTTGGCGGCCTTACCGTCCGTCCCCTGTCCTAAGATAGCCTTAAATTCTGGTAACATAACTGCAAGTGCGTTTTCAAACTTATCACCAGACTGTAACCCTGCGATAGCTTTCTGAATACCAGATATACGTTTACGAGCAGTAGCTTCGGTATAGGCTTTCTTCGGGCCTTTCATCCTCTCGTATTTGAATTTACGCTCTTCAAGTGATTGTTTTCTTTCCGCTATACTTTTACCTTTCCTTGATTCTTTATAAGGCTGAATCTCACCGGTCTGTTGATTAAACTTATAAATACCTCCTCGGTCGTCTTTAAAGGTACTGTAACTACCCTTAGTTTCCATAAATTTAATAGGGCCGCTCTCTTTAGCAAGAGGACTGTTATTCCATCTTTGTTCAGCAGCCTTTGGCGATACTTTAGCTAGGTCGATAATTGTCTTAATTTCAGCGCTGCGTCTATCTTCAAGTGATTGCTGCCTTTTCATACCTTCTTGAGGGTACTGCTGCATAAGAGTGTTCTGATATTGCTGGTCATTAAAAGAAGGCTGCTGTAAAGGAGCGCCCCCGGGAGGCCCCTGTTGTCCGGGCGTAGTAAACTGACGTGCCAAAGTGTTCATCCCCGCTTGTTTCGACATCTTGGCTTCAGCATCCTTAATCTTCATCTCATTAAGACGATTGAGAATCCTGTTACTCTGAATAGCAGAGCCTGTACGTAGGACTTCCCCTATATCAAGTGGTTTAACCTGTGGATAAATTGGCATTATATTATCTCCTTACTTCTTTAAATAATCCATTAATAGATAGTTCTGTATACCCTGATTAGCGGCAGTACCTACCCCGGCATAACCACTTGCACGGGCCTGTGCGGCACTATTATACCCTTGTGCCTGTGCCTTACCTGCCGCCATATAGGCATTACCGACATTACCTGCCGCCCCTGCTCCGAATTGACCTGTCTGCCCGGCAGTAACCTGACCGGTATTTGCTATACCTGCAAGTCTATTATATAAATTATTCTGTTCCTGCTGATAACGCCTAAAGGCATTACCATATTCTGCGGATCCGTAATTTTGAGCATATCTGGTGAGTTCACGCCCCGTTCTGCCTGATAAAAGACCACCTCTTTTAGCTGCACTACGTTCCAAGGCTTTCTGACCTTCTCCAAGTCTAAAATCGTAACCGGGGTCTTGCCAGTTCTGATAGTCAAAAGGCTGAGTCATAGTACCGAACTGCGCTGTCTTATCCCTGCCTTCGGTAGGTATACCCATAATATCAGAGAGTTTATAAAGAGCATGCCTTTCGCCAAGGGGCCATATCCTGACGGGTCTGGTCGTACATATCCCATTGGACTTGAGCCGTCCTATCTGCTGCGGCTGACTGTGCTTTTGACGCTGATTTAGCAGCCTTAGCTTGTGCTCTTGAACCTAATATAGACGCACCAGCCTTTATGGCTGTACTTGCTACTATTGCAGTTACTGGGTCAAACATTTTACTTCCCTCCTCATTAACTGTCTAAGGGGTTTATATCCCTTTTTTTCCCAGAGAGTCTTCTCTTCATTGAAACAAAAAAGCTCAAGTACCGTAGCACCATTTTCCCGAAGAGCCTTTATTAGCTTTCTATATAATCTTGGGGCAGTGATAGATCTGCGATAACCCGGTCTAACATACATGTGCTGCCCTACCCCGTGTAATTTACCGGTAGCAGGTTCGGGATAAAGTATGCCATCGATAAATCCCTTTAAAAAACCATCCTCTTCTGCAACGACAAGATAATACACTTTCGTATCGAAAAGATTACCAGCTATTTCTTTCCACCAATCGATATTAGGAGTTGATGATGGTGAAAGTTCTGCTACCATCTGCAACCATAAGCGACTTACCTGCTCAATATCTGTTTTGTCCCCGGGTCTTACTATCATAAACTCCCATATCCCGTAAGTATCCATGCCGAACCTGAATATTCAATATCAACCCATTCACCTACAGCTAGAGATTTAAGCCCCCCGACATCAAGGGTTGAGCCTCCAGTTGCGCCAGCCTCTCTCACTATCCTGAATCTAGCCCCTCTATGCGCCAAAGAGGTGTTTAAAGTAATAGTCCTATTAGCAGTAAGGGCTGTATTAAAACGTTGCGTGAGCGCGTTCCTATCGTGTATAAGCGTTACATCCATATCCCCGTTATCTGAACTTATTGTCGGCGATACAGATCTTATAATACTATGTAGTTTTACAAACCAACTTGCCAGAAAAGTAGATATAGCAGGGTCACGTGGAGCCGGACTTAAATTTGCGCCTTCTGCCATCTTAATGCCTCGCTGAACTTGTTTTTAAAGTAGCCCCTATTAATGCTACGGGAACAGGATCCGAGATAGTTACTTCAAAGAGCATATCCCGGGCAAAGCCAAGTGTTCGCCATATTGCTCTATCTTTATATTCACCTTTCTTACCGAAAGATACCCACCTTTCAGGCGTCCATGTATGCCCACCGTCTTTACTCATTCGAAGCATAGCTTTAGGGTCGGAACCTTGTCCTGATGTAAGCCCTACGCCAGCCTCCATAACTACCTGTAAACTATGATAGACAGTACGTTTCTCATCATCACTTAAATGCTGAGTAGTTCTTTTACGTATAATAGGGTCGCCATTATCCGTATATACATCCATTTTAAGTTCATATATTTTACCATTCTGATAATCTCCAATATAATGCTTATCATTGAAAAACACATGAGAGTCTGCCCTATGCCGTCCTTGTCCTTTTAACGTAGCATCATAACTAGACCATTTATGCCACATCTGCGTAGAAGCATCATATACCCATGTCGTATTACCGGATGGAAACGTCCATACATAAAAAACGTGTCCTGCCATAGAATACACCCATCCAAAAGCATCTGAGATCGTACTATACTTACGTAGCTCTTCTTCAATAGCCCTTGTAGATATTACTTTAGGAGTATATCCCTGTGCTCTAACAATAGTTCCATGCCCGTATTCATTCTTAGATACCCATGCAGTTGCATTATCGGCTTTAATAACACTTAACGGTGCGGCAAGACCACTTTCTATGAAAATACCGTCCATCCGATCGAAAGGGAAGTCTGCGTTACCGGAGTTATACCAGACCTCTGTAGTCCTTTCGCCATATAGCCATAATTCTCTATGGTCATTAACAATAGCTAATAAATTATCAGGAGCGCCCTCTGCCGAGGCGATATCAAGAGCATCAATACTAGTCCCATCGTATAATTTAGTAATCATAAAAGACTTAGTGCCGGGTTTGTTGAAAATAAAATACCCATCCATAAAGGTGACGGTATTTGCACCGGGAAAATCTGGGTCTGTTATCTTCGCAAAAACTTCGGTATTAATATTATAAATATAGCCGTTATTACCATCGACGATCATTATCTGAGTACCGTTATCAGACATGGATATATCACCTGAATTTGTATCTAACGTGCCTATTGCAGTAGCTATACCAACAGCGTTTATCTTATATAGCTGGTCATGTGCTATCGCATATATAAAGTCACCTAATGCACGTAAACCACCTTTACGGATAGACTCTCCAGCCAACTGGATAAATAATGTAAAACCAGGAGTTCCATATAATACGCCTATATTCTTCCCTTTATTCTCAAGTTCAGGGAATAAATTAACACATTCCTGAGCATTGGAGTTTAAACTGCGAGAAGTATATGCTTGTCCTATAAACGGAAACTTCATTATTCATAATCCAAGGAGTTAATGTTAAAAACACTGTTCCTGTGAGCAGGGATACCAAGGTCAGACTCTACGCGTTGTGCATTAACTCTTTCTATATTTTTCTTACTTTCATTAGCTATCAATATAACGCTAGGCGGTATATCTACGCCAAAATCTGCGGCAAGTTCTATTGCAAGATTGAATTTGAAAAACCTGTCATAACCTGGAGGGAACGATATCGTAGTTGTTATTGCCGCTACCGAAGATAAGGGCTTCCAGCTATCGGTATATAGCGTATATGAGATATCCGGGATTGGATATAAATATATCTCGCCAAGACTATATTGCGGATCGTACATTAAATAATGAGGTCTACCTTGAGTAGTCTTATCCGATATAGAATTATACTTACTTTTAGTAATTAAGAGAACGTGAGTATCGACATTGCTCGCATCTCTGATATATGCGTCTTCGATCTCAACTGCACGGGTAGTATTCGTACCCATAGAATATGCGCCAGTACCTGCCGTAAGAGTAAAGCCTTCCAAAGTCCTTGCATTGACAATATTCCGTGGAAAACCGTCCAGCATTGTATTGAATATAGTTAAACCCGACTGTAATTCATCATCAGTAGGTGTTTCACCTATACCAACGAGGCCTAGCAGCTTCATACTGGATGTTATAAGGTCTTGTGCCGTCCCCATAACCTACCCCTTTTTACGTTTATACTTACGTTTAGGCTTATCGCCTTCTAAAGCACCTACTTCAACATCGCCTTTCTGCGTATCAACAGGCTTAGGTGGACTATCACACCAGCCATCAGGTACTACTTCGGGACTATCGAATATCTTTGCTCCATGGTCTGCATGATACATATATACTCTGTTATCCATAAATGCCTCTTAAAAAAGGGGAGGGTTTTTACACCCTCCCCACTTAGGGTTAACTAACTTTAACCGTCGGCATGGATACGACAAGCCAACTGCTCTCTTAGAGTCTTATATCCATAAAGGATATCAAGACGGCATGGGAACGTCCTGTCCGAGATGGAGAAGTCTCTTATGACCGATATACTCAGCCCGTCCTTATCTTCCCTTGCCGCAAAATCGGTGTTGGTAGGCAGGAGAAGGTCAGCCGTAGCGAAGGTAAACGCATCTTTTTGATAGACCATCGTATTGTTAAGGGACTCGGATGCACCAGCACCCACCTTTGTCAATGCGGCGTTATCCGCAGGGCCAGTAGCTACGTTCTGCTTTGCGCCAGTAAGTACTATACTCGGAGATATAGAAAGTAAAACCGCAGCAGCACCGGAGTCCGCAGTTACAACGAACTTTTTGAGAACCCCTGTATCAACCTTCGTCTCCGGATGCACACTATTAACACCAGCAATAGTGAAAATATCACCTTTAAGGAAAGTTGTAGCACCTGTATCTACTACAATATTTGCGCCGGACTGAGCGGCTCCATTTATCAGATAACCGGTTATCTTAGCGGCAGTACCGGTCAAGTGATTACCTACATGAGTATTTTCGTAGAAATCAAGACCACCAGTACGTCCCATCAATCCCTCACGATACTGCTTTTTGATAGCCTCGGAATCCTGGAATAGACCCTTAAGGACATCTACCATGTCAACATTGTGCTGTGTCGATAGCATGGCAGTACGGTCATTCGGTATAGCGAGGTTGTCAGCCAAAGACTTCTTACCCTCAAGGATATTCTTGAATGTAATACTAGACGCATCGTTATCAACTATATTGGATACGTCTTTATACATAGAGTAAGCATCTGCCTCTATAGCAGCCGCTAGAACTGACATTGCCGGAGCTATTATTCTATTAGAAAAATTCTCCATATCCATCGTCAAATCCTGAGATGTAAAGTCAAGGTCAACTCCCTTTACATTAGTAACATTAAGAGTAACCTGAGCTTCGGTAGTATCCTGAGAGACCATATTAATACCGTCTCTGACGACATATTCATTCGGCAACCTGATCTTAAGCGAGCTACCTATCTTTGCCCCTTCCTTTGCGAAAGAAGCATCATACTGCTTATTGATCGTACCAAGAAACTGAGCCTTCTGGTGGAGTATTACAAGATTTTCTCTCGTAATATCCAGTACTGTTAATAGTGTATTAGCCATTTACTTATCTCCCTCTTTGCCTGTTCCGCTTCCTTTCCCACTCTTCAAAACTATCTTTGTCGGATAGGGTTGTTAAGACGGTTCCCTTACCTTTGATATCTCTACCTACTGGTTCGGGAGCCTTGGTTACGTTACGCGGTTCAGTTGTTTTTTGTGGTGGGGTATCAAGTGTATACTCAATACGTCCCAATGCCATTGCCTGTGCGGTTGGCGAAAGACCGGCAATCTTAACAGCTTCTTCCGGATTCCGAGCAAGATGATAAGCAATGTCTGCGCCAAGGGTACTTTCCTGCATAACCCTGAGCATATCTCCTGTAATAGCAAGATCGTTATTCTCCATTACCATCTCTTCGAAATCAGGATATTTGACTTTTGCCGCTGCTATCTGACTCTGAAAGTTTTCCTGCCTTTTATTAAGTTCTTTTTCAGCAGTTACTTCATTCGCCTTTTTAGCATCAATTGCATCTTTCTCAGCTAACTTTTTATCTGTCTTGTAATCCGTAAGGGCTTCGATGTAGTCTTCATAGTCTTCGTAATCGTCCCTATCAGGTTTTACAAGTTCAGCTATCTCTTCGGTCGGAGAGGCTACCTTACTGCCCTCAGCTAGACCTTTGAGATAGGCATTTTCTTCCGCCAAGCGTTCTTTCTCTCTCGTAATCTTATCAATACGTTTCTGATATCCAGGCGGAGTATGTTCTTTAGCCTTACTCACATTGTCTGGTTCGCCGGACGCATTATCCGTGTCTGGGCTTTCACCCTTTACCTCGGCCTCTTTATCACCGATCTGTTCGGAAGGTTCTGCCCCTTCCACTACATCAGTATTATCCCCGGTCTCACCCTCTACCGGTGCGGCTGCTGGTTCTACAATATTCTCTGCTACATCCATAACTATCTCCCTTGAAGGTTCTGCACCTTCCTTTTTCAGTTGTCCCCGGTTATCCTAGCCGGTAAGGCATAAAAAAAGGCAACAAAGCTGTTAAGCTAAGTTACCTTTATCCTCGTATGTTAATTGAGGTTTAAGTATTATGTCCGAATATTATTCCTTCAACATCTCTAATAATTGTCTTTTAAGGCCCTCTAGTTGTTTAAGTATCTCAATTATAGCTTCTTTTTGTTTACTAGTCAAGATTGTCGCCCCCATGGATCTCTGCAACTACATCCATAGCGATACGCCTCATCTTTTCTTCTTCGTTCTCTTTATTATTCTCGGCTTCGACCATTACTTTCTCGGCCTCGACTTCCACCTTCATCTTCTCTACTTCCAACTTCTGGGTTTCAATCTGTAATTTCTGCGATTCAAGTTCCTCGGCAGGAGTAGGTGGAGCTGGCGGCGCTGGCTCTTCTCCGTCCTCTGGCTCGACCAGCCCGGGCGGTAGGGTCTTGCGATATCTTTCCGCTAAGTCTTCTGAACCCGGTACGTCCATATTTTTAAAGAATAGATCACCAGCCTTCATCATTAATCCGGGATCAGCCGATAACATCTTAAGCATACTATCCGAAGCCTCTGCGCGTTTAGTTGCAAATGAGGGCCCGGTCTCAACTACAACGTCATATTCGCCAACTGTAAGGTCGTTAATCATAATCTCTGCACCCTTCTC